TCTGCTTGAACTTGTTTTTCTATTCCATAACGACGAGCAGTGTCAAGAGAAGGTACTTCTCCTAACATGCTCATTCGCTTAAGAATGGTTCTTGCTCTTTTATTTCGCTTTCCCATTAGTTACCTCTATTATGCAGTTGTGTGGATAAAATATTTTCCGTTAATGCACTCGTAAACGACTTTGGAACCAATAGGACATGCCGCAGCGAGAGTTAGATCACTATTACTAGCACTAACTTTACTTCCACTATCCGCTGCTTCAATCAAGTTAGCATCAGTATTACCATCAGCAGCAGCAAGACTAATCACAACACTTTTACCACTAGCAACAGCGGTTCCCAAATGAAACTCACACCACCAACCATTTCCTGCGTTGGCAATTGCCGGCATGGTAATTGTTATATCATTAGTTGCATCAATGAAAAACAAAGTTCCACAATCG